CGCAATCCTGAGAATTTCGTTAAGCGGGAAGAGGTAGAAACAGAAGACGATGTTGTATTCTACTTGCCGGATAATGGAAGGGATGGCGGTGACGATGGCTAAAAGGCAGATTGTAATAAAACCGCAGCCCGGCCCGCAGGAAGCGTTCTTAGCCACTCCTGCTGATGTATGTATCTATGGTGGAGCCGCAGGAGGCGGGAAAACTTACGGGTTACTGATGGAAGCCATGCGGCATAAGTCGGACCCGGATTTTGGTGCCGTCATATTCAGGCGGAACTACACTCAGGTTACGGCACAAGGCGGTCTTTGGGATTCCAGCAGAAGCCTATACAGATATATTCGTGGTGCTATGTCAAGAAAGACCCCGAAATTGCACTGGGAGTTTCCGAGCGGGGCGAAAGTGAACTTTGCACATCTCGGAAGTGACGATGACTGTGAAAGCTGGCAGGGTTCTCAGATTGCCATGATTGGCTTTGACGAATTGACACACTTCAGCAGATACCAATTCTTCTACATGCTGTCTCGAAACCGTACAGATTCAGACGTAAAGCCTTATATCAGGGCAACATGCAATCCGGATGCAGATAGTTGGGTTGCCGAGTTTATATCCTGGTGGATAGACCAGGATACAGGGTATCCGATACCGGAGCGAAGTGGGAAGATACGTTACATGGTCCGTATCAACGATGAATTGATATGGGGAGACACAAAGCAGGAAGTCATCGAAAAGGGCGCAGACGAAGAGGAAATCAAGAGTGTTACATTCATTGCCAGTACCCTTCAGGATAATCAAATTCTGATGAAGCGTGACCCTGGATATCTGGCAAACTTGAAAGCATTGCCATTGGTGGAGAGAGAACGGCTTTTGTATGGGAACTGGAAAATAAAACCGGCGGCGGGCTTATTCTTCAAGCGGAGCCAGGTAGGAGCGTTCCTGGAAGCTGTGCCAGACGATGTTATTTCTTGGGCGAGAGGCTGGGATTTGGCAGCCACAAGCGAAGATGAAGACGGTGATCCGGCATACACGGCAGGCGTACTCATTGGGAAACGCAGGAATGGCAGATACGTTGTGGCAAATGTTACGAATGTTCGATTGGATGCAGATGACGTTCGTAAGCATATCAAGAGCACCTGCACGATGGATAAACAGAAATACAAGCGGGTTGTTGAAAGACTGCCGCAGGACCCAGGGCAAGCCGGAAAAGACCAGGCAAAGAGTTACATCAAAATGCTTGCTGGTTTTGTTGTCAAGGCAATACCGGAGACTGGAAGCAAAGAAACCAGAGCAGAGCCATTTGCAGCACAATGGCAGGCTGGGAACGTGGACTTGGTAATGGGAGAGTGGAATGAGATGTATCTGACACAGTTAGA